ACGTTCTTAGTTGAATTTCAAAATCTTGGCGTACTACCTGACTAATTAAATGGCAGAAGAAAATACTCTAACATCTAACGAAATCTATTTTCAAGAAGAAGAAAATGAGCAAGGTATTAATCTTACTCTTGAAGAAAACCTACAAAATAATCTTGTAGCTTTAATAAATGATAGATTTACTTCGGCTGAAACTGCTCGTAATTTAGACGAGCAACGATGGCTTACGGCCTATCATAATTACAGGGGATTATATGGTAAGAATGTACGGTTTAGAGAGTCAGAGAAATCAAGAGTATTTGTTAAAGTCACAAAGACCAAAGTACTCGCTGCATTTGGTCAGTTGGTCGATGTTATTTTCGGAGCAAATAAATTTCCTATAGGTGTAAGCGAAACTAAAGTTCCTGAAGGTATAGCAGAACATGCCCACTTAGATACTCAAAATCCTGTTCCTGGTTTAGAAACAACTACTCCTGAAGAACAAGAAGAGATAGATATTGAAGAAGGCAGAGCAGAAAATCCATATGATGTAGGTTATGTAGGTGATGGTAAAACATTAAAACCAGGAGCTACTTATGGAACAGGAAAGTTTGAAGAAGAGTACATTGAAAAAAGAGCAGAAGAAGAAGGTGTGTTGCGGGAAGGGTTGTCACCAATCCCAGAAGCCCTTGAATTAAACCCTGCTCAAAAAGCTGCAAGGCGTATGGAAAAACTAATCCATGATCAGATTGAAGAATCTAATGGAGCTAGTGAAATACGAAACTCTTTATTTGAAGCAGCATTGTTCGGTACTGGTGTAGTTAAAGGCCCATTTAACTTTAACAAAACTTTAAATCGTTGGGAAAAAGATGAAGAAGGCAACAGAACTTATCAGCCTATTTCAGTTAGAGTTCCACGTATAGAGTTTGTAAGTATTTGGGATTTCTTCCCAGATCCTAATGCCACGACAATGAATGAAGCAGAGTATGTATTTCATAGACATCGTATGAATCGTACTCAACTTCGTGGTCTTAGCAAAATGCCTTACTTTGACAAAGATGCAATACGTGAGTGTTTGCAAATGGGGCCTAACTATGTTGAAAAAGATTACGAACATGAGCTCAAAGATGATAGTCGCACAGATGAATACGGTGCTAGTCAGTTTGAAGTTTTAGAGTATTGGGGTGTAATGGATGCTGAGTATGCTCGTCAAGTTGGTATGGAAGTAGATGAAGATACTGATGACTTAGATGAAATACAAATAAACGCATGGATATGTAATGGTAAAATGTTACGAGCCGTTGTTAATCCTTTTACACCTTACAGAGTGCCTTATCATGCGTTTAGCTACGAAAAAAATCCATATAGCTTCTTTGGTATTGGCGTAGCAGAAAACATGGACGATAGCCAAAAGATTATGAATGGTCACGCTAGAATGGCTATTGATAACCTTGCACTATCTGGTTCTCTTGTATTTGACGTAGACGAGACTGCGCTAGTTGGCGGTCAAAGTATGGAGATTTATCCGGGTAAAGTCTTTAGAAGACAAGCAGGAGTTCCAGGAACAGCTATTAACGGTTTGAAGTTTCCTAACACATCACAAGAAAACATGATGATGTTTGACAAGTTTAGACAACTAGCAGACGAGCAAACAGGTATTCCTAGTTACAGTCACGGACAAACAGGCGTACAAAGCATGACAAGAACTGCATCTGGTATGTCTATGTTGCTTGGTGCAGCGTCACTTAACATTAAAACAGTAATAAAGAACTTAGATGATTTCCTTCTTAAACCTTTAGGAGAAGCTTACTTTCAATGGAACATGCAGTTTTTAGAAAGCGAATTAGGTATTGAAGGAGATCTAGAAGTAAAAGCTACAGGCACTAATAGCCTAATGCAAAAAGAGGTACGAAGTCAAAGGCTCACTACATTCTTACAAACTGTACAGAATCCTGCTGTGGCTCCCTTCGTTAAAATTAATAAGCTTATTAGTGAGCTCGCTTACAGTTTAGATCTTGATCCTGATGAACTTCTAAACGATCCAGAAGAAGCAGCTATGATGGCACAGATAATAGGAATGCAAAATGCTGGACAAGCAACTGGCGAGGAAGCTGTCGCCCCTGGTCAACAACCAGACGCTATGGGAGGCCCTGAAGGAACACCTCAACAACCTACAGACCTTGGAGCTACAGGTACTGGTGGGGGCAACATCGGAACAGGAAATGTATCGCAGCCAGGGGAAGATGCGTTTGCTGGGACACCTCGACTCGTTGAGGGAGCAGGTTAAAGAATCTATAGATAGGAGTGAATGATGTCAGCTAAAAAAGAAGTAGGCGAAGTAATATTAAAAAAAATAGCAAGTTTCTTTAATGCAAATTTAGATGATGCTGTTACTAAAACAGGAGAAGCATCTAAAGGTCAAATGACAAGAGCAGACGGTTCTACTTATGCTTTAATGGGCGATGATTTATTAAGAATACAAGGAAACATAGATCAATATAAAGGAGCAGGAAAACTTTTATTAGGTTTGAGTGTCCCTGCTTTAGCATCATTTACAAACACATCTAGTAAACCTCCTAAAAATAAAAAAGAAGCTACAGAATTTGAAAAAGCTTTTAGTAAAGCTTTTAAGGACGGAGAAGAAACTTTTAAATTTAAAGGTAAAGAATACACAACAGAACTTAGAAGGGGTAAGGCAGAAGGCTCTCTTATGATTCCTCCAGAAGGAATGCCAGTAGATACTTACCCCAATATACCGCCTGAAGAAATGGCAGCAGCAAAAGCTTCTCAACTTCCTGATGAAGACATGGAAGAAGGGTATATTAATTTTATAATGGATGAATCGTTAGCAGACGAAGAACAAGAATATTTAGCAGATGTAATTGAAAAAGATCCTAAACTATCAGATATCTTAGACAAAGTAATTACTACTGCTTCAGAATTTTCAGGTGCTGGAGAAGTTGAAGGCCCTGGAACTGGTGTATCAGACTCTATACCAGCCCGATTATCGGATGGAGAGTTTGTATTTACCAAAAAAGCAACTGACCAAATAGGTGCAGACAATCTCCAAGTAATGATGGATGATGCTGAACGTGCTTATGATGGTGGGTTGCAACAATTTGCATTCGGAGGAATGGCTGATGAGGAAGATGAATTAGAGGATTCTAAGGATTATCTTTCTAAAACTGACGAAGAAATTAAAAAAGTCATGATCGGCTCTAACCGAATGCCAAGCGTAAGATAGGGCTACCCCTAGACATAGGCCCCCTATCATTAACTTAACGGCTACCTTGGTAAGACAAGCCCCATTACACTCGACGGAGTTAGTATGGCTACCTTGCGAAACACAAGCCCCGAAAAGGAGAATTGATTATGTCAGAAGTACAAGAAGAAGTACAAGAGGAAACAGCTAACCCATATAATGCACGTAAATCTTGGCATGTTCCAGATGCCCCTAAAAGGGGAGATGCAGATGGGTTGTTTTATGAACCACAACAGGCTACCCCAGAAGAGGCCCCTGAAGAAGAAGAAGCTCAACCTCGTAAAAAAACTAATTATAAAAAAAGATATGATGACTTAAAAAAGCATTATGATCAGAAAGTTTCTGAATTTAAACAGAGGGAACAAGAGTTAGAAGCTGTCGCTAGATCAGCACAGCCAACTTATGAACCTCCTAAATCTATAGAAGAGTTAGAACAGTTTAAAGAAGAATATCCTGAATTGTATAATACGGTTGAAACTGTAGCGCATTTGCAAAGTCAACGACAAGTTGCAGATCTTGAATCTGAACTTTCGGCTATACGGCAACGTGAGTCAGAAGTCATGAGAAGAGAAGCAGAAAGTACGTTGCGGGAACGACATCCTGATTTTGAAGACCTTAGAGGATCAGAAGAGTTTCATGCATGGGTTAAAGAACAGCCAGAACAAATACAAGATTGGTTATACAAGAATCCTGATAATGTAACACTTGCTTCTAAAGCTATCGATCTTTATAAATTAGAAAATGGCATAAATCAAACTACAAAACAGCCCAAACAACAAAGGCCGCAAGGTTCAGCAGCAGATATGGTTTCTACAAAAACTACATCTGTTGACGCTAAACAGCCTAAAATTTGGACTGAAAGGGAAATCGCTGCTATGTCTCTTGATCAGTTTGATAAACATGAAGAAGAAATCAAACAAGCTATGGTTGAGGGAAGAGTAGTAGCATAATTAATATTGTGTTATTAGGAGTATATTAACATGGCTTATAATCAATCAGACCAGTTTTTTGAGCCAAGTACAGATACCAATGCAAACTTTGGTAACTCTGTATCAGGCCAAACAAACTCATTTTTCCTGCCGAAAGTTTACTCGAAGCAGGTACTTAACTTTTTCCGAAAGTCTTCTGTAGTAGAAGCAATTACAAACACTGACTATGCTGGGGAAATTGCATCATTCGGTGATACTGTAAGGATCATCAAAGAACCTGAAATTACTGTTTACCAGTATGAAAGAGGACAGGATGTAACAGCTACTAAGCTTACTGACCAAGAACTAACCTTGACAGTAGACGTAGCAAACGCTTTCAAATTCATCGTTGATGATATTGAAACAAACATGTCTCACGTTAATTTCCGTGAGGTAGCAACTTCTTCAGCAGCTTATGCATTGCGAGATGCTTTTGATGCTGGCGTAATTGCTGAAATGTTTGCTGGCGTATCTGCATCTAGCCCTAACCACGTTCTTGGTTCTGACAACGCTACTGACCTTGCTGCTGGAACCTTTGACGGTACTGGTAACTTGGACATTGGTTTTGCTTCAGGCGAACACGATCCTATTGATGTTCTTTCTCGCATGGCACGTTTGCTAGACGAGCAGAACATTCCTGAAGAAGGACGATGGTTCCTTGCTAGTCCTGAGTTCTATGAGCAGCTTGTCCAAAGCTCCTCTAAGTTGTTGTCAGTAGACTACAACGCAGGACAAGGCTCAATCCGTAATGGATTGGTAAGCTCTGGTAAGCTACGTGGATTCGACATGTACAAGACTAACAACATTGCCGCAACGTCTAACGCTGCTGGTAAAGTTCTTGCTGGTCACATGTCTTCTACGGCTACTGCACAAACAATTACCAATACAGAGGTTATTCGTGACCCTGATAGCTTTGGTGATATTGTTCGTGGTCTACACGTATATGGCGCACAGGTTCTTCGTAGTGAAGCACTTGTCTCTGCCTTCTACGGTATAGACTAAAGTTAACGGGGGTTGCTTCGGTAGCCCCCTTTTCTTTTTGGAGATTTAAATGCCACAAATAGGTTCAGATGAAAATCCTATGATGTTTAGAAAAGCCATTGTTAGTAAAGACAGTAGGTTTAGAAAAAACTTTGACAAAAAAGCATATGATTTTAATTACGACAGAATTTTTAGAAAGGCTTCAAAAACTAAAAAAGAAATTAAAGAATATAATACTGAACTTGAAGCGTGTCGTTTAAAAAGTAAAACCTTTTCAATGGAGCAAGATTAATGCCTGGATATAAAAAAATGATGATGGAACGTAAAAAAGCTGCTATGGGTTATTCACCTATGGATGAAGAAATGGATAATAAAATGCGTAAGCAAATGGCAATGGGCAGTGAAAACAGAATGACGTATGGTCATGGTGGCAAAGCAATGAAATCTGACATTTATGCAATGGAAGATGCTTGTAACCGTATGGCTGGTTATAATAAAAGTTTACCTAAAGGGCGATGAAAGTTTCTGCTCCTAAAGGTTATCACTGGATGAAACAATCTAAAGGTGGTTATAAGTTAATGAAACATACTGGTAAGTTTAAGCCTCATAAAGGTGCAAGTCTTACTGCTAACTTTGACGTACAAAAGGTTCATAAAAAGTAATGGCTACATTTCTTAATTTAACAAACGAACTATTGCGTGAAATGAATGAAGTTGAATTAACTTCTTCTACATTTGGATCTGCTGTAGGTATTCAGCAACACGCAAAAGATTCTATTAATAGAGGTTATCTTGATATAGTCAATGAAGAACCTCAATGGCCTTTTTTAGCTACTGCTGAAAGTGGAGATACAGATCCTATGTATGGTAATGTATATGTAGAAACTGTAGCTAATCAACGATGGTATGAGCTTAAAGCATCTAGTTCTAGTTTAGTTAATGACTATGGTTACGTAGATTGGGATAATTTTCTTTTAACAACTG